CTTCTTGTATCCTCATTTAAGTTTGATGACACAACATAACGACTGCCTCTAAATTTAGCAGGTCTAACAGCGTGTTTTACTGTACCTTCAAACATAATTAATAATCCAGGTTCTATTTTTCTTTCACCGCCTTGTTCACCCATTTCAGGAAAAAATAAACCAGGTGCGTTTTTAGGAGCATTGACATAATAAGCACAAGACCACAAACTTGGCCAGTGATCGTGTGATAAAGCTGTTTCATCACTTTTATATTTCATACCCCACAGATTAGTCATAATCAAATTTACAGGTCGATTATATTTTTGAATACTAGCTTTATGACCTAAGTCTAATATAATCTTTGACAATTTATCAAAGCCTGGTTCTTTCCACATTTTCCATTCTGTCATTTGTGCTTTGACATTTGTTTTATGATTTTGTCTGTCGCCATATTTATCAATAACTTTAATAATGTCATCATTCATCTTTTTGTCATCAATAATTGTTTCAAAGGTTGTAATATATCCTTTTAACGGCAAATCTTTTCTTTGTAATTCAATCATCTTCTTAAAAAATTAGGTATCCCTCCGTTATATCTCCATACTTGATGTTTATTTTGAAAATTACACAGATTCTTAGCATCATCTTCAAAAAAGTATTCCATAATAACTTTCTTAGTAGGATATTCTGTCACTCTCCATAGAATATCCTTTCCTCTTTTTATCATACGTTTTTTGTAAAAAAGAGTAGAATAATCATTATCAGATTTAGGTCTTCTATCTCCTTTATGAAATCTTACTTTTTGTTTTTTAGGCATTAAATTATTTTCATATCCCAACTGATTATTCTTTTTACTTTAGCAGACTTACTTGGTTCTGTAAAGTGTCTTACAAATTTTGGAACTACAACTATTGTTCCTTCTTGTACTGGTAATGGATAGTAAATGGTTCTATCTGAATACCAATCATTCCAAGGTTGTACATATTGTGTTGGAGCAGATTTATTATCATAATTTAAATACAATATACCTGTTAGACCGATTGATCCGTGATTGTGTGGCGTGTGATACTCACCTTTTTTATATGATACAGACCATATGTCTTCTATCTGAATATCTTTTTGTATTTTTTGTGATAACATATTTAATTCTTCACCGCAAATATTAGCAAATGCTTCAGCAAATCCTGTTCTATCACTTTGCCTATTAGTAGCAAATGTTTGTAGTCCGTGTCTTTTCTCTGGAAAAGATTTACATAGTTTTTCCAACTGACTTTTCTTTTGTGAAAAGTTAAGTGTTGGAATAGACCACATTGGAACTGTAAACAAATTATTTTCAATCATTAATTTATCTCCTTTTCATCTATTTCTTCTGGTTCTTTTGGTTGTTCTTTTTCTTCATAGTCTAGTCCTATTTTATTCATTACAGTATTAAAGTCTTCTTCTACGTGCCAAAAGTTTTCTTTGGACCATAAAGCAACTTTGTTACCTGATAATAAATCTCTATACACACTTACTATGTTATCTGTATTGATAACTATTTCTCTGCCTTCAAAAGGTGCGTTTGCGTTTGTAAACACTACAAATTTAGCCATTATTTACTCCTATAATTTAAAGTCTGAAAACTTATCATAAGGATCAGTTTTCTCCTCTACTGTTTGGTTACTATCTACTATATTCTGTGCTGAATTTTCCACATCATATAATCTCATTTTTGATCTATCAACACCAACAATAAAAGATTTGTTCATTGTAGGATCGTTATATCTATTCTTTAGTTGTTTAACTTTCATTTGCCCTAGTGCTTCTAATTCTTCATTAGACATTAAGGCAAACATAAAGTCGGCAGTCGCTGGTAAACCAAAACTTTCAGATGTATCTTCTAATCCAATATCAGTTGATACAAATCCTGTTCTGGTTGTTTGTGTAGCAGAAAAGATAGGTACGTTGTGTTCAACAGCAAGACCTCTAAGTTCTTCAGCAATTGCTTTGATATAGAAGTATGATGATATATTACCACCTTTAAATCTACTACTAGCACAAATATTTAAATAATCTATAAACAATACATCTGGTTTAAAACTTTTCTTTAAAGCCAATTCATTAATCAATGATTTGAAATGACCACTATGAGCAGATGCTGTTGGATATTCTTTGATGATTAACTTACCACCTGTCTTCTTTTGAAGTTTAGATACTTTGTTATCATATAATTCTTTTGGCATTGTGTGTAAATCATCTATAGTTACATCAAATAAATTAGCATCAATTCTTTCAGCAATTCTTTCCTCTGCCATTTCTAAAGTAATGTACAATACATTTAATCCTTGAAGTAAAAAAGAAGAAGCAACGTGACACATAAACAAAGACTTACCGACACCTGTACCTGCTAAAGCAATATTTAAAGTCTTACTCGGCACACCGCCTTTAGTAATCTTATTAAAATAATTTAAATCAAACTTATAACGTTTCTCTTTTGTATGGTACCAATCAAATCTACTTTCAGCGTCAACAATATAATCGTGCCCAATATGTTTATCAAACGATACAGCAAGTGCCTCCGATAAGATATGTGGAATTGCCTCTGGTGTTCTAGTATTATCTTTATTGTCTAATATCTTAATACCATCAAGTACGGCATTATGTACGGCTCTATCTTTACAAAATTTTTCTGTTGTATCTAATAGCCACTGTCTATCAACTTCTTCTAAGGTTAATGAAGCTAATAAATCTTTTACTTTAGTTAATTCTTCATCATTAATATCTTGTCTTTGACCAAGTTCAATTAACAAAGTTTCTTTTGTAGGTAAGTTATGATATTTACTAACAAAGGTTTCAATTTGTTGAAAGAGTATTCGTTCATCTCTTTTAGCAAAATAAAAAGCCTTTAAGAAAGGCATAACCTTTCTAGTATAATCTTCGTTAAAAATTAGATTGGTAAGTATTGTTAGTTCTATTCTATCACTTGTTGTCAAAGAGCGTTCCATCCTTTAGTTGTTGGTCTACCAGTTCTACTAATATATCACCTATGTAATTTTTAAAATCCTGATTATCCACATCTTTGGATTTAGGATTTAGAAAAACATCATAAGTAAATTGTAATGGTATTTGACCGTTATTATTTACTTCTTCAAACTTCACATTATTATACTTGTATATAATACCCTCGTATTCATCTTTGAGGAGTTTTATACAAGTAAAGTCATCACCTTGTTTTTGTACAAAAGTATATTTGTTATTCTGCTTGTTCGTCTGATCCGTAGCTGAATTTTCTTTTTGCGACTTCATCTATCTTATCTAACACTTCCTTTGTAAAATATTTTTCTGGTTCGTCATTAATGTTTTTACCGAATACTTTAGAACCATCAGGCATTTCATATCTTGTAGATACTTTCTTAAAGATACCTGCCTCTTCAGCAAGATCAATAAGACCATAATACTTGTCAAGTCCTTGTTTGTATGTTAGTTTGACATCAATTTGAGCATTTTCTTTTGTTAAACGTGATTTATAATTTTTACAATGGATAATATTACCAACGACTTCGGTGCCGTCTTTTTCTTTTCTTTTGCCAAGATAGACAATTGATGAGGCAGCATATTTCAAACCTGAACCGCCACCCATTTCTTTTTGAGGGAACATTGAACCAATGACATCATACGTGTGATTAGTCATAATCATAGGAATGTTTGCCTTACCTAGTTTCAATGTTAATACTCTAAATGTTGATTTGACTATTTGTGATCTAGTCATATCTCTTGTTTCTTTACCAGCAGCCGTATCTTCCATTTCTTTTGTAGTTGATAACATACCTAAACTGTCTAATACAAACATTATAGGTTTTCTTTTATCTACTGGTTGTTCTAAATACTTGTCAATAATTTTAATTGATTGACTTCTAAATTCTTGTACTGTCGCAACTGGTACAATTACCATTCTTGTACTATCTACACCACGACTTTCAATCATCTCTTTTGAGATGGCTGATTCTGACTCGAAGTAAATTACTCCTGCCTCTTTATTCATATCTAAAAAGTTTTTACAAATACCTAATGCGAAAAATGTTTTACCTGTAGCGGCTTCACCAGCGATTGCTGTAATTTTATTACCTGGCATACCACCATAGATACTACCTGATAGTAATGCGTTAAATGAATATGAACCTGTATCAATAAAATTCGTTATGTCAGCGCTATCAACACCGTCTGCTACGATTGTAGCGTATTCATTACCTGTTTCTTTAATTATGTCTTTTAGAAAGTTGCTCATATTCTAGTTTCTCCTGTTCACTATAACTTATTGTATACCATTTAATTCTTTCATTATATAGGAATTCTTTGATTTTGTCAAGTTCCTTTGCTGAAAAATGATGTGAAATATACTTATCTTTATTGTTATTATTATATATAGTAATCATCATTTTACGTTAAAATTAACGATACATCTTATATTATTTTTAGGTTGTTCAGCAGTGTGCCAATACATACCATCAAAAACAACAACACGACCTTGTTTAGGTGTTATTCTTTTTAATTCTTTTACGTCTTCAAAAAAAGGTATATCTCCTTCTTTTTTTGTTTTATAATTATAAATCACTGTGTCTCCGTCACTGTCACACACGTAATATAAAAATACTAAGTGTGGTTCAAATCTATCTAAGTGTGGTGTATCTATTGAAGTGCCAGCAAAATCTGTATTTAAAGGCAATTGTAGAAATGATCTGGCTTCTAATATTTGATTATTTTCTTTGATGTGTTTTATCTTTTCTTGTGTGTTATTTACAAGATGTAATAAACTATTATCTAAATTATCTCTATCAAATATATGTTTAAAACCTGGTCGTCTTTGATGAATATTACCTTTGATAGAAACATCATCAACATAATTCCAACTTGTTAAATTTAACAGTTTATGTTTAATTGTTTCTTGTTGTATTATATCTATAATATTATCAAATACTTCAATTTGATTCATTTAATTCATCCATAAAATCGTCCCATTTATCTTTTGCTTTTACAACTACTTTTTTACCACCACTTGGTAATTGTTTTGGTAGTTTAGGGTCGGGTTCCCATTCAAAACGTAAACTATCATCATTGGGTATCCAATCTTTTGGTGGGTCATCATAATCAGATGACTTTACTTTGTTCCACATTATATCAAAAATTTCTTTTTCACCTAACATACCAAATTCAGGCATAGCAATACGACCATCATATTGTTCAGCAATCTGCTGTACACGTTCTCTATTGTACTGTATCTTTCGTTGATAATCCCAATACTCTTTTAAATTATCGTATTCTAATTTTGATATTAAAGGCATATTCATAATATTTATCTAACCGAAAAAGTTTTCAAGTGTAGCCTTTCTACTGTGTTTAAATAAGTCAACATCTTTAGGACCAAAACACCAAACGTTTTCTATAAATGTTGAAGTTTCAAATTTTCTTTTTTCTTCTTCACTTTCAAATAACTTATCTGATTTAGGTCGTTGTCTAATCTTCATACCTATTTGACCGATAAACTTATCTTTTAAACTGTTTACTAATTCATCACCTGAATAGTACCTTACATTTTTAATTTTAGGATCCATAATATTAATAAACATAAATTTTGATTTTAACATTGTATTTTTAGAAACAGGTAAATAAAAATCATCACGCCATTTATTATATTCATTAAACTTAGACCAACTTTGATCTTCTTCGTGTTTACCACCTGCGTTATATTTTTCTGTACTGAAATATGGTGGACTTGTAAAGGCACAATCTATACTAGGTATTTTATCATAATGTATATTTTCAGCACCACTTCTAAATAACATTACATTTTTTACACCCATATTTACAAACATATCATCTGTGTCTTTTAGTGGTTGTATTTTATCATTACCTAAAAGTTTTTCGTATTCTATAACTTGTTTTTTATATCTAGCAAAAGTGTTTGGGTTGGGATCACAACCGACATAAGTTTTAGCACTTGATGTATAAAAGCCACACAATCTGTCGCCCCAACCACAACTTGTATCTAGCACAGTTTTTGCCTCGGTCATTTCGTAAATTGCTTTAGCAACAACTGGCTTAAATTGAGTAGCAATATATGTACCCAATCTTATAACCTCTATGTAACTATTTGGCGATAAATCAGCAGTGCTGTTAATACCACGCCATAAACCACCAAGTGTTCTCCATACATCTTTTGCTGTGCCTTGTTCCCAAGTTTGTCGTGGTGATTTCAACTGCCAAGTACCACAATCTAATCGTATGTCTTGGTGAAAGTAATTTGAAGCATCATTAAATTGTGCTGTGCCATCTATAATACCTAATCCATATTCGTTATATGAATATTTGTAATCATCATATTTTTCAAATACAGGTGTTTGATTTTGTTCTTGTGGTGTTAATATCTTTGATGTATCAAACTTTTGTAATTCAAAAAAAGTTTCTCTCATCTTATCATATGAAATATCTCTTAAAGGAAACTTTGGTTTTTCAGTAGCAATATATTCTGATAATGTTTCTCTAAATTCTTCTTTGCCGTATGTATCTGTTAGTCTTTTAAATTGAATAGAATCACACACAGGCAATCCAGTTTCATCAGCAAAGTTACGTATTTCATTATATAAATCTTTATTCATTGTTCCACTTCCATAATATAAGTATAATAAAAAGATATATCATTATAACATATCCGCAAACAAAAAGCAAGTCTAAAATCAAAATTTACCTACCTCGTTACCCCAACTATCCCAATTAGGTCGTTGATTTCTAGCAAATAGTTCTAAATAAGGACCTTCTAATAGTGATTCGATACGTCCGTAAATCTCATCTGGTTTACGACTATGTTCTCTACGATTTGATACAACTAACTGATCTACGTTACTTGATATTCTACGTGGTTTACCTTTAGTTGCTAACAATGCCATTTCAGGATTAGCACGTGTCCAGTAACCTAAACCCTTAAAGTAATCGTTATTATTTTTGTTTTGTTTTACCCAAGTAAACGCAACTGTCTTATAAGTGAAACCCCACGCCTCTATAACTTTAAATGCTTGTTGTAGAAACGGATCGGTCACCCACATTATAAGGGTGGAATTGCCCTCAGTAAGTTTGTCAACAGGTAAAGAAATAATGTCACTAAGACTAGCGCAACTGTAATGTTTAGTGGCGTTCCTTCCTTCTCCTTTTTGTGAATACGATTTAAAATACCACGGAGGGTCAGCATAAATTACCTTATATTGTTTTTTAATACTACTTATATCCATAACTCATAATAAAAAATTTAAAAACTATGACAATTAGGCATAACTGCCATACTCTTATATCAGTATATACAGCAAGAAAAGCACCTAATCTAAAAGCAAATACTAAACTAAGATATAAAATAACAAAATCAATTAACATTTAAAAAAAACTTTCTAAACTAGCTTGTTGTTCGGCATTCCAACCGATAGATTGTAATATAAAGTTCAGTGGATCTAAAAATGTTTTTTCAAACTGTACTTCATAATCAATATACTTGTCTAGTTTAAACTCTTTAGGTAGTTTTGTATTATAACTAATTACATCAAACTTAAATGGATTTGCTTCTAATAGTTTAATAAATTTAATTTTATCACCGTTTTGTATGATAGGATATTTGTGTGTAAGTTTAAGTTCTTTAATTTGATGATTGTATATTAAAGCACCTTTAACGTGTATTGGTGTTCCTTTAATAAAGATATTACTAGAATGATAATACTTTTTAAGATTATTACAACTTCTCGGAAAAGATATTTGTTCAGCTTTCATACCAAAGAAATCTTTTTTAAATTCAGCAACAAACTTTTGTAAATCTTTTTCATCTTTAGACATAATAATATTAATTGCTTCTTTAATCTTTTTTCTACAAACTTCAGGTGTTGATGACCTAACGGCTTCAATACCCATAATCTTTAACTTAGGTTCTTTTAATCTAATGCCTTCTTCATCTAATACGTTTAACATATAACGTTTCTTAGCAGTCCAGATACCTTTTTCAGCAATAACTTCTCGTTTCATCACCATAGCATTTTTAAATGCGTTTGTATATTCGGCAAGTTCTTCAAAACATTTTTCAATAAATGGTTCTAGTTTTTGATTAACAACTTTATCAATAAAGTTTAATATCTGTTCTTTTGATTTGCCTTGACAAGTCTTTTCAACAAGTTTATCTAATGTTACATAGATTGAATCTGTATCAGACGCAACAACATAATCTGTTTTGCCTTGTGTTTGTAAAATATTATTTAAATAATCATTTACTTTATTCTGTATAAATTGAATTACAAATTGACCTGCCGTTGTAATGGCACTGGCTTGTCTTACATCATAATATCTAAAGTATTGATTACCGATAGCACCATAAGCACTGTTTAAGGCAATCTTTTTAGAATACTGAATGTTATGACAACGTGAAATTTCATTTAATAGTTTAGGTTCTTTTGTTTTTTGATATTCTCTTTTGGCTGCCATCATTTTATTTTTAAACACAACACGATCATTATACATTTTACCTAAGAGTTTAGGCATAAAACCAGCATTATCTGTTTTAAACATAGCACCATTTGGTGTTACAGTGGCACCTTCTGTTTTTAAATATCCTAATTCAGACTTTTTATAAAGTAAATTGTTTACGGATATACCGTTTGATTTAACACCTATAATCTTTTCTGGAGAGATATTATATTGAATAATCAAATGTGGATATAGAGAGTTAATATCAAACGATACAATCCATTTATGTAATCCTATAATAGGATCTTTTACATAAGCACCGTCATACTTTTCTTCTTTGATGTTTTCTTCTTTAGGCGGAATAACAATATTATCTTTTCTTAGCCAATTATAAATTAACGTATCCCAAAATCTAACTTGTGAAAAGACATCATCATAATTAACTTTAGCTTCATACGCCATAGTTAAAATCAATTCAATAAGTTTTAGTTTGTCTTCTAACTTATCAACAATCTCAACGTCTTGGATATTATAATCAACAAACGATTGATAATCTTTTGTATACCATTCTCTAAATGTTTCATAAGGCATTTCATCTTTACCTTCATTTAGTTCAACTTTACCTATGTAATCAAGTTTATAACTTTCTTGTCGTACAGGTATAAACTTACGATATAAGTCTAAGTAATCTAACATCACAATACCATACAAATGAAATACTGTTTGTTGTCTACCTTGTACGTGTATTTGTTCTCGTTCTACTAAGTTCCAAGGTGAAAATCTTTTAATTACTTTTTCATCTGTTAAGTAAATAATACGGCTGAGTAAATATGGTAAGTCAAAGAATTTAGTATTCCAACCTGTGATAACATCTGGATAGTTCTTCATCCAAAACTTCATAAACTCCATAATCAAACTTTTTTCAGATTTACATTTAATATATGTTACATCTGTTCTATCAGTTTTAAAGTCACCTGTACCCCAAGTTATAATTTGTTTGTTAGATTGATTTTTAACAGTGATACAAATTAATTCTTCTATTGGGTTTTCTACATCAGGAAAACCGTTTTCAGCTGAACACTCAATATCAAGTGTAAAGATTTTTATAGCTTCTTTTGAAAATTCTATTTCGTTAGGATAATTATCAGAAATATATTGATAATGAAAACGATCCATACCATAGATAGGAGCATTTTCTGTATTATAATTTCTTTTGAAATCTCTTGCTTTAATAATTGTATCAAATTGTATTGGTTTTAAATACTGACCGTGTAGATTTTTATAGTCTGATTTTTCCTGTGTAATTGCGTAAAGGGTTGGACTGTAATCTATCTTCTCTCGGTATTCTTTACCGTCTAGTACACCTCGTACTAAAAGTTTGCCTCTATGTTCTATAACGTTTTTATAAAAGTTCATTATCTAATAAGTGTACTATCATTCCATTGTGTTTTGATGTTAAAGTAATTTGACAAGCCAATCTACTTCTACCATCTATATAATTTTTTTCATATTCTAATAAATCAAGTTCAGGACTTTCTTCACTAATATAACCTAAAGTACCTACCCATTCATCACTTAAATGAATATGACAAGTACCACAAGCACAAGCCCCACCACAAGTGGCAGGTATTTCTTCTATCGACTCATTAGCAAAAAATTTAGCTGCTTCCATTAGAGTTGTACCTTCTGGCACTTCAACTCTAATCTTAGAGCCGTTCCTTACAAAGTAAACAGTTACCATTAAAGTGTAGGTATTTTAGTTTCTGTAATTAACTCACTCTTAGGTGTAAATATACTACTCGTGTTTTGTTGATACGAAGCAAGTATTTCTTTTTTAGGTTCAACCATAGTTACTACTTTATCCTGATTGATTAAAAAAGTATCATCTGAGGTATAAGGCATATACAAACTCATTAATAGTTGTACTGGTTGTCCTGGTCCTGATTGTCTTGGAATTATAACAAACGCTTTTGAAAGCGTTATTGTATCAGGTGTTTCTGTTACGACTTTAGCGATAACATCTTCACCTGTTGATAGTCTTAAAATTTTCACTTTTGACATAATATCTCCTTATTGTTCTTTAATATAACACAAATACTGACCAAAGTCAATGCTTATTTGCGTAGTCTTATTGGTTTTAATCCAGTTTCTCTATTTAAAAACTTATAATCAATACGTTCTACTGACCAATCGTCTTTAATTTTTTCTGCTATTTTGTATGGATCAAATTCAGCACAACTATACACATCAAATTGTACTAATGCTGGTACTGGTTCATCCCATACGTGTATGGCAATATGACTAGTTTCTATTACTGCTATTCCTGTTATACCTCGATTGCCTGGTTTATCACAATAAGCAACATAAGGTCCTAACATTATTTTCATATCAATAAATGTTATGAAATCTTTTAACCAATTAGTTAAATAATCTACATCTTTAGGTGGGTTATTTACTTCGGCTCTTATAATTAAATGTTTGTGTATAAGTAATTCATTTTTCACAAAGTTCCATTCGTTAATTGTTAATCTTCTAAACTGTATTTAGTTGTCACTACATATCTTCGAGCAGGATTTACCATTACGTTAACACGTTTCATAAATCCTCTATTCATTAAAATGTGTGATCTATCATCTCTATCATCTAAAGTAAACTCGACATCTTTATATGTTGTACCTAAAAATTCTACATCTAAATGAATTACATAACGTTCTTCATCATAATCTCGTAAACCACCGACACCTACAGTAATTTTTTCTATTATATCACTTGTAATTGTTTTACCTAAAAGTGACCAAGTTATTTTTTTACCATTTACTTTTATTTTGTCAGCGTGAATAACTGCTTTAGCAGAGTTACCCGTATCCCATTTTGCTTCTATTTCACCAAAAGGTTTAATAGTTACAATTTCTCTATGACCTATTTCTGTAGGTACTTTAAATCTATTTTTAGGATCTTCAAAGTGTTGTATTACTTCTTTAATTAAATTACGACCTGTAGCAGATTCAATACCTTCTGTACCTGGCGATGAATTTACTTCTATAATTTTAGGTCTAACTTTTTCTCTATTGTTTGATACAATTAAATCAACAGCAACATAAGGACCGTTGACGGCTTTGGCTGCCAAGATACAATCTTCTATTTCTAATTCTGTAAGTTTAAATTCTGTTACTTTACTACCTTGTGAAAAGTTGGATCTAAAATCTTTTTTAATAACTTCACGTTTCATTGAAGCTAATACTTTACCACCTAATACTAATACTCTTACATCAAATGGTATTTTAACATACTCTTGGATTAATAATTCTGCGTCTTCACTTTCTTTATAAATCAATTGTACAATACTGTCTAATGATCTTTCTGATTCAACAAAGATAACTCCAACACCTTTACTGCCTCGTAGTGTTTTCATTATCATAGGAAATCCTGTTCCTAAATTTTCAACAGCTTTATCTACACCATCTTTGTTTGGAACTAATACAGTTTTAGGTTGTTCTAAACCATAATCTGCTAATCTTAAATAAGTACGATACTTGTCAGCACATATATTAACAGTTGTTCTACTATTAATACAACACACACCTGCTTTTTCTAACTGTGAAAGTAAATCTAACCAAGCGTCTTTACGTGTAACAGAACCTCGTACAATCGCAATTGTATTTGTATCATTTATTTCAAAACCTTTATCATTACCTACATTATGTATTGTTTTTATTCCGTCTTCATTTTTAATATAAGCTCCGTCAATTAGTACAACATAAACTTTATGTCCTAATTTAGGTGCTTCTTCTTTGATACGTTTTGCTGTGTGGAATAATTCTGATTTTTCAGGCTCATCTGAAATTACTAAAACTCGTAATTTGTCTGAACCTTTTGCTTCAGTTAAGAAATCTTTAAACTTTGATACTTCCATCGCCATCTGGTTTTTCTTCGGTTGATTCTGCTTTTTTACCTATATTATATTTAGCAGATAAAGTCCATTCTTTCTTTTCTTTAAAAGGTAAAACTTTAATCTGACTCAAAGGTGCTTTATTTTCTGAAGCAGTTTTATCAACTATGTCAATTAAATTCCAATCTTGTAATAAGATAGCGATTGTGTTTCTTCTTTGTATATCGTTTTCAACTAAAGTGGCTTTCTTGCCATCTAAAGCAAATAATTCTTTAAAATGTACTATGTAATATTTACCTTGTTTGTGTAATATATGACAAGATTGATAAAGGGTTTTATCTTTACGACTAGCAACACCTATTCGTGTTAAAGTTTCTCTTACTTTTAAAAAATCGTCTGGTTGTTTAATAGTGACCTCTAACATACTTTCAGGCGACCATTGTATTGTTTCTTCACTCATTTCTTTGTTCTCCCACCTTTAAATAAGGTTTCTTTTATATGTTCAATTTGTTCTTTACTAAGTATGTTAAGTGCGTCCTTGGCTTTTTCATTACTATAACCATAATATTCTTTCACATACTCCATATCTTTTAACTTGGATTGGGATAACCATTTCCCGCCAAATCTCTTTTGTTTTCTGATACTATTTATAAAAAAATCAAATTGTACCTTCTTATCTAGGAAGTGATAACCATTCATCTCATTTGCTGATGGTAGGGTATCCCAAAACATAGACATACAACGATTTACGATATAAGCAGGATATTTCTTTTCCCACAGTAAATCGTCTGTGTCCATTAGGTTTTGTTTTGTGAAATTAATTGCGTTTAGATAATCTTTTAATTCGTACATTATTTCTTATTGTGTCTGCCCATATACCACTCACCTGGTTCGTAATCCCAACGTTTACCGTGATGACCTCGTATATCAGCGTACCACATTCTCAATCTAACTATTAGTTTTCTGAAAAATGTTCTTCTAGCCATACTCTCCTCTTACTTAAATTTACAACTCGCCATTATTTCTGTCAGACAAGCGACCATATTTATCTCTTGGTCAGCCACAAAAGCAGCTTTATATTGATAACCAGCGATAATTAATATGGCTTGAGGAACAGACTTAGGGTCTAAGTAAGTATAAAGAACATCATAAAGCGATCTGAATAATGATGATGGTTCTTTATCTAAGTTTTGAACCACCCACTTTCTCATATCATTAAACTTCTTATCTTTTAAAGTTTGTATTAACTGTTTATGGTTAACTTCAGCTAAACTAAAAAGTATACCACTATCAATTTTACCACGTACAGAATAACGTTGTAATTCATTAATGGTTCTTCTAAAGTCTGGATAGTGTTTTTGAATTAACTCTGCTAATACTTTTTTGTCAAACTCTATATTCTCGTCTGTTAAAACTTGTTCAAGTCTTTTCATAAATGCCATAGCAGTTTTCTTTACTTGACCATTTGTAATTTTAAAATCAATAACAGTACAACGACTATGAAGTGCTGGTATAATCTTATTCTTATAATTACAAGTAAAGATAAATCTACAATTTTTATAGAAAGATTCAATAAAGTTTCTTAGAGCAGGTTGAACTGAATCAGCATTCATATAGTCTGCCTCATCAACAATTACAACTTTATGATTTGCTTCTTTGGTAAGAGATACAGTTGAAGCAAAGTTTTTAATTTGATTTCTTAATGTATCAATGTGTCTACCTTCATCTGAACCGTTGATGATTATATAATCACAACCTAATTGTTCACACAAAGCACGAGCAATAGTAGTCTTACCTGTACCTTGTGATCCTGATAAAAGTAGATTTGGTATTTCTTTTTGTTTTACAAATTGACTAAATGTATCTTTTACGTCTTCGGATAAAATACATTCATCAACTGTTTTTGGTCGGTATTTTTCAACCCACAAGTATTCGGACATAATATAAACCTCATTCTATTCATTATTAGTTTCAATTGTAAATTTATTTACAATTTCAGTATCAACATCATAACCACCTTTATTCATAGTCCAACAATCTTCTTCACGGTCATAATCGTGTTCATCAACAAATTGTTGTACCTTATCTGCTAATTCTTTATCTTCTTCACTAGCATTATGATAAGTAGACCAATCAAAGTAAAGACCTTTTTCAAAGGTAGGTAAATCACCAAACTCTTTTATTATATCTTCAACAGCAATTTCTCTATTAAGATAATGAGTAGTT